CATCGACACCCGCACCGCCAATCGTTATCGGGATGCGCTGGACGCCAAGTTCGTCGAGCGCAACACGCATCTGAAAGGAGTTTCGGCATGACAACCCCTCTGGTGAAAACGCTGGTCGATGAGCAGCTCGACGACATCGAGCGCCGCATCGCGATCCTCGGCTTCGGCCTGCCCTTCAATGAGGTGATCGGCCGCAAGCGCGAGGATCTGGTCGACAGCCTCCCGCAGCGGCTGTCGGTGACCATGAAAGGCGGGCGTATCGCTGTGAGGGCTCGGCCATGAACCTCGTTTACTGGATTCTCGTCGTGCTTCTGGTTGCCGGTGCAGGCGCCTATGGCGTCGTTCGCGATGGTCAGGGCACTTGCCAGGTGCCGCGCTCCACCACCTACAACGTGTTCCGATGACCAGTCTTCAGCGGGCGCGCCGCATCCTGATTCGGCGCGGATCGTTTCGAGTTCTCGCGATTTACACCTTCCTGATGCTGCTCAGCGCCCTCGCCGACCGCATCACCTCCTGACTTTCAACTTCAAGCGCTGCGCACGTCGCGGCAAGGATTCCCCGTGTCCGCACAACAGCAAGTCATCAAGATTGACGACATCAGCGAAGAAAACGCACCGGCCATCTATGTCGCCGGCGGCCTTGGCCAGTTCTTCGACGCGGTAGCCGCTGAGGTCACTGCCGAGGTTCCAGACCTGACCACTCGCAAGGGCCGCGAGCGCATCGCCTCTCTGGCTGCCAAGGTCAGCAAGTCGAAGACGGCCGTGGAAAAGCCAGGCCGCGACTACCTCAAGCGCCTGAAGGAAATGCCGAAGGTCGTCGAGGCCGAGTTGCGCGACTTCGTCAACAAGATGGACGCGCTGCGGGACGCCACTCGCCAGCCGCTGACGGACTGGGAGCAGGCCGAGATTGTCCGGACAGACGCTCACGTCGACGCCATCCAACAGATCAAGGACCTGGCCATCTTCGAAGCGGCGCCAACGTCCGCCCACTTGGCTGACATCATCGCCGACCTCGAACTGCTCGAAATCGGCGATAGCTGGGAAGAGTTCTTGGCCGAAGCCGCCCAAGTGAAAGACCAGACGCTGATCAAGCTGCGCGCCCTGCACGCCGAGCGAGCGCGGTACGAAGCTGAGCAGGCCGAATTGATCCGATTGCGCGCCGAAGCCGAAGCGCAGGCTCAGCGCGATCGGGATGCACAGATCGCCCGGGAAGCTGAAGAGCGTGCCCGACGCGAAGCTGAGCAGCGTGCCCAGGCAGAGCGAGAGTCCGCCGCCCGCCGCGAGCAAGAGTTGCTTGATCAGGCTGCCGCAGCGCAGCGCGCCGCCGAGCAAGCTGCCCGCGAAGCAGAGGCACAGGCCGAACGTCAGCGCCTCCAGCTTGAGCAGCAGGCCGAGCAGGCTCGACTGGCAGCAGAGCAGGCAGAAGCCAACCGCATCGCTGCCGAGCAACGCGCCGAACAGGAACGCCAAGCCGCCGCGAAACGTGCCGAACAGGCCGCAGAGCAAGCGCGTGTCGACGAGCGCCGCCGGGCCGATGCAGCGGCTGCCGAAATCGTCCGCCAGCAGCAGGCGCGCGAGGCCGACCTGGAACACAAAAAGCAGATCAATCGCGCCGCACTGGAAGCCTTCATCGAGGGCGGCATGACCGAGGAATGCGCGAAGCAGGCAATCACCCTGATTGCGCAGCGCAAGATCCCCGCAATTTCAATCAGCTACTGAGGTCGCCATGTCTACCGAAATCATCATGCCGGAGCAGCGCCGGCAAGCCGTCGTGCCGATCTCGACGGACAACAGCATCATGGCGGTCATCAGCCGCGCAGCCGCCGATCCGGCCTGCGATATCAACAAGCTTGAGCGCTTGATGGAAATGCATGAACGAATGCAGGCGCAGAGCGCGAAACAGATTTACGACGAAGCGCTCGCGCAAATGCAGGAAGAAATGCCGGTCATTGGTGAGCGCGGCGGTATCAAGGATAAAAACGGACGCATCCAAAGCACGTACGCACTTTGGGAGGACGTTAACGAGATGATCAAGCCAGTGTTGGCAAGGCATGGGTTCGCCATCACATTCCGCACTCCCCGCAATGAGCGCGGCATCGAAGTGGAAGGCGTGCTCAGTCATCGAGCCGGGCACCGCGAATCCACTTCGATTGTCTTGCCAGTAGATGCTACCGGCGGCAAGAACGGTGTTCAGGCCGTGGCTTCCAGCGTCAGCTACGGCAAACGCTATACCGCCGGGCTGCTACTGAACATCACGACAACTGGCGAGGATGACGACGGCAACGGGCCGACAGCCCAGATCACGCCCCGAGTGACTTCGGCCCAAGCCACGCAGCTGGCCACACTGCTGGAAAAGTGCAGCGACAAGGCCAAGGAGGCTTTCAAGAAGATCCACGGCGCCCCGGCCTCCGTTGAGAAAGCGGTATTTGATCAGGTGCTGGGAATGCTTACCAAGTCAGCAGCGCAAAACGCCGCCGCTCAGGAGAATACAGATGCAGATAATCACTGAGGTTGAGCAGGGCTCGCAGGAATGGCTGGCTCTGCGGCTGGGCATCGTCACCTGCTCTGAGCTGGAATGCCTGCTGGTCAACGGCAAAGGTGAAGCCGGCTTCGGCGCGGGCGCCTTCACCTACATGAACACGCTTATCGGCGAGCGCATCACCGGCGAGGCCGCCGACCCTTTCCAGGGGAATCGACACACCGAGCGAGGCCATGAACTAGAAGGTGTCGCCCGAAAGCTCTATGAGCAGCGCGAGGAAGTAGAAACCAACCAGGTGGCGATCATCCTCAACCACGGCGCCGGTTACTCGCCCGATTCGCTTGTCGGACCTACAGGCCTGACGGAAATCAAAACCAAACTTCCGAAGTTTCAGGTGGAAGTGATCCTGTCCGGCGAGATCCCGAAGGAGCACATCGCTCAATGCCAAGGCGGCTTGTGGGTGTCGGAACGGGAGTGGATCGACTTCGTCTGCTACTGGCCGGGCATGCCGCTGTTCATCAAGCGCGCTTACCGCGACGAGGCAATGATCCGCAAGCTCTCGGAGCGGGTGAAAACCTTCTACGAGATCCTTGAGGATCGCATGAACCAGGTACTGGGGATCGCAGCATGATCAGCAACCACCTAAGCATGGTCGAAACCCTTCGGCCAAAATCCATCGAACTGGCGACGCAGGTTGAAGAGTTCCTGGCCGCCGGCGGAAAGATCCAAGAGGCTGAACCCATCAGCTACAAACCCAAGCCGGTCAGCTACAGCACCCAGATGCCGCCGGCGCCGAAGCCATTCGTTCGGCGTCGGGCGCCTGCCCCGCCTCAACCGCTTACAGCTCAAGACATTCGCCATCAGGAGCGCATGCAGCAGCTCGAGCGGATTCGCGAAATGGCGCCGACGCACACGCAGGCAGAGATCGTTGAAGCGCTCGGCATCAGCCGCCGCACGCTCTACAACATCGCCCAGACCCACAACCTGACGTTCAAGGGTGCAGCTCGCGGACGCATGACCGGCAAAGACCGGGAGGAGCATCTGGAAGCTCGCGACGCGAAGTTCGCCGAGCGGATCCGGGCGTTCCTTGAGCTGGGCATCACTCGCCGGCAGGTGTGCGGACGCCTCGGCATTGCCAATAAAACACTCGAGCGGATTCTCGCCAACCACGGCATCGATTATCCGAAGGCGCGGCGCGGCTGTACTTCATGCGCCGCATAGCTCGAACCCAACAACGCAAACGACAGACCTGGCTGGACTTGCCGGCCAGTGGAATTGAAGAGGTAGGCCATGGCCGAGGAAAAGGAACCGACAGCGGAAGCCATCAAGCAGCGCAGGAAGCGCGAGAAGGCAGCAGCCAAGGACGCTGCATTGGGCGTCGAGAAGTTTACGGTTGAAGTGGCCGGGGTGTTCAAGCCTGATCTGAAGGCGGTGATGAAGGCCCACGGCGTCAACAATCAGCAGGAGGTTTACCAACTGCTGCTGATGAATCTGATCGCGGCTGAATTCGAAACTCAGGCCCAGATGCTTCGATGTGTCACGACACCTTACGAACCTAGCGAAAAAGTGTCGCAGGCATTTTACGAAAAGAGCATGGCAGAACTGGCTGCCGAACCGGGCGATGAGATCATTCGGCCAGTCGCCGAAGGTTCAGTGCTGCTCCATTGATTAAAATTCTTGTGGCGATGAGAGAGTCATGTGCGGCCTGAGCTGCTTTCATATCCATGAGATTGTGCGAGAGTTCCATCTGCTGAGCTGCATACTCCAACATGCTGCGAATCTGCAGGACGTACTCAACCATTTTGGCATCGGGGAGGTTGAGTATATCCACTGCCATGAACGATCTCTCCATGCTTCGAACCCGCTCCAAATGCATCGGACTCCTATTATTCGGTGATGCGTTTAAATAGAGTTGGTTGACTTCAATTCCGGCAACTTCCGCCATTTTAACCAAGGCCGCCAACGCAACCCTTTTCTTGTTTTCTTCTGCTAATCCGTCACGGCGCATCTGAGAGTTGGCAATGAAAATTGCCGCACCGACGCCAGTTAGTGATGCGGCCGCTTGTACCCAATCACCACCCTTAAGCTCCATTCCGTAATACTTGCAGATGCCCACGACCATCCACAGCAATGATGTCCCCAAAAATGCAATCCAAACGCTCAGCATGGTCATTCGTGCAAATAATGCTCCGCGCTCTCTAAGCTTCACCGTGTGCTCCCTCTTCAAAATCTCGGCGGTTCGATGAACCGGTCTGCCGACTCCATGTAGCTGGCCAGGTCAATCACCTCCCGAAGGAACACGGCCACCTCCAGCTTCACTGCGTCGTCCGGCAGCCCTATCCGTTTCAGCATCGCTTTAGCGTCCTCTTCGATAGCCGCTAACGCATCCACATCGCTCTGCAACCTCATGTCGACCTCCTGCCATTGTGAGACTCCAGACTAACACTCGAATTCTTTAGGATCCCGCAAGCGGGAAAGTTGCCATGAAGTGCTTGAGGAGGCGTGCTATTTTGTTCGACTGAAGATCAACTCAACGGCGTTTACCGTCTCAGTCGCCTGATAACTATAAGTGTCGATAACATTCCGTGCCGCCCATGCAAACCCATTTCGGCCATTAGTCCCAAGTGAGTTTGCATATAAAAAAGTTAGCTGCATGGGCAAATCAAAGGACATGGCCCGCAGAATTTTTCCAGATATAGGAACACTCTCTCGTTCCGCGTCTGTAAGAAATATAACTGCCGCTGCCCATGCCTTCGTATACCTATCCTGAATAGAGAACCATTCTACCCTTTCGGCGTTCTCTTGCGCGTCAATGGCCTCGTCAGGAACGCCACCGCTTTCCAGAAGCCATAGGTACTTCTCCTGCAACTTAAACATATAGCTACGCATCTTATAAATATCATTTGCAGCTTCTTGCAGAGCCTTCACTGCGCTGTATTTTTCAGCGTGTCGAAACTGAGATTGCCAGCTTGTAAGTGCAAAAATAGCGACCACAACTGCAACCATCGTTGCGATCGCGCCAAAAATATCAAATAGATCATGAAGACTTGCAACAACAAAAAAACCTTTCTTATCGGGGATCATCCCCCAAATGACTCCAGTACAAAATAGAAGGGGGCACCCCACGCAGACAATCCAGTCCCTTTTCAAATCGTCTCTCCTATATCCAATTCGCATGATTATGCCGAAGCGCGCTGCTTCAGGCGAGGATCCCCTATGTCCGCACAACAGAAGAAACACCCCTTCGATTTCAAAACTCAATACGGACTCGGCTTCAGCTCTCAGGACGATGAGATCGTTGTCGACTTCTTCTGCGGTGGCGGCGGCGCCGGTACCGGTCTGGAGATGGGACTGGGGCGCGCGGTGAATGTCGCGAAGAACCACAGCCCGCAGGCGATCAGCATGCACACCGTGAATCACCCGGGCGCCGTGCACTACACCACTGACGTGTTCGACGGTGACCCCGACACCGAATGCGGCGGCAAGGCCGTAGGCTGGTTCCACATGTCGCCGGACTGCACACACCACAGCCAGGCCGCCGGCGGACAGCCGCGCAAGCGCGAGATCCGGAACCTGTCATGGATCGGCCTGAAGTGGGCGGGCAAGAAGAAGCCCCGCGTCATCAGCTTGGAGAACGTGAAGCAGATCCTCCAGTGGGGGCCACTGATCGCCAAGCGCTGCAAGTCGACCGGCCGCGTCATGAAGTTGGGCGGCGCCATTGCCGAGCCTGGCGAAGTCGTCCCGGTTCACCAGCAGTTCCTGGTGCCAGACCCGAAACGTCGCGGGCAGACCTGGACAGTGTTCGTCGCCGAGTTGCAGCGTCTGGGCTACGCCGTCGAATGGCGGGTCATCAAGGCCTGCGACTTCGGCGCGCCGACCAGCCGCGAGCGACTGTTCATGATCGCCCGCAGCGATGGCCAGCCGATTGTGTGGCCTGAGCCGACCCACGCGAAGAACCCGGTCAAGGGCCAACAGAAGTGGCGCACCGCCGCGGAGTGCATCGACTGGACCATCCCGAGCAAAAGCATCTTCGACCGGGCAAAGCCGCTGGCACCCGCCACCCTGCGCCGGATCGCCAAGGGCATGAAGAAGTTCGTCATCGATGCCGCTGACCCATTCATCGTGCCGATCGCGAACTGGTCCGGCGAAAGCGTCCAGTCTGCCCATGAGCCACTGCGCACGGTGACGTCTTGGCCGCGTGGCGGATCGTTCGCCATGGCCAGTCCGATCATCGCGCCAGCAACCCATCAGGGCAGCGACCGGGTCAACGATCCACACGCCCCGTTGCCGACGGTGACCTGTGCGAATCGCGGCGAGCTGACGCTGATCAGTCCGGTGCTCGTCGGCGCCGGTGGCCCGGTATATGCCGGAAACCCAGTAGCGGCGGACAAGCCTCTCGGCACCTTGATGACGCGTGGCCACCGCGCGCTCGCCGCTGCGCATCTGGTCAAGTTCCGGTTTGCGGACGAAGGCAAGGCGCTCGACGAACCGCTGCCGACCATCACCAGCGGCGGCGACTACAAGCGCCCCGCCGGCGCCGCACACGCCATGGGTATCTCAACCGTATTCATGGCCCAGATGAACGGCGGGTTCAACACCACCGACGCCAAGAGCGTCGTCGATCCGATGACCACGGTGACCAACACCGGAAGCCAGCAGCAGTTGGTGACGGCGAACCTGGTGCACCTGCGCGGCAACTGCGATGCACGGGACGCAGCCGATCCGCTGCACACCATCAGCGCCGGCGGCACTCACCATGCACTGGTCACCGCATTCATGGAACGCCAGTTCGGTGCCAGCGTTGGCCAGGGTGTGGACGAACCGGCGCCGACTATCACGGCCGGCGGTGGCGGAAAAAGCTCGTTGGTTGAGTTTCAGCTTTCGCCAGAGGTTGAAGCCGGTGCACTGCGTGTAGCGGCATTCCTCATCAGCTACTACGGCACCGAGAACATGAGCGCCGCCGACGCGCCAGCGCCAACGATTACCACCAAGGATCGGTTGGGCCTGGTAACCGTCACCATCAAAGGCACGCCTTACGTGATCGTCGACATCTGCCTGCGGATGCTGCAACCGGCAGAGCTGTACAAGGCTCAGGGCTTCCCCGCCGACTACATCATCAGCCACGGCGCAGACGGCAAGCCGTTCACCAAGACTCAGCAGGTCCACATGTGCGGCAACAGCGTCAGCCCGCCGCCGATGGCTGCACTGGCGCGAGCCAATGATCCGTGGCGAGCAAACAAACGGCAGGCGGAGGCTGCTTAATCATTATCGCGGATATCGGAGCATGCGTAGCACTCGTCTGCGGCTGACTCCACTACCTCCTTGACGTGATCGGTCATGTCACGGGAGTTATCAAAGTTACCCACCTCGCCGCTCGTCATAAGCGAGTTGCCTAACTTGTAGGCAGGGGTGGGGTCGTTGCCCGGGTTGTAATGATTGGAGTGGCGCTCGCAGTACTCCAGCACTCCCGCCCTGACAGCAATACTGATAGCCATGGATTGCTTTTCTTCCTCTTCCATCATCGCATTCTTTGCCTGGCCCATTGCGCTAACTCCGATAGAAATGAGGACTCATCCTGATCCTCTGCGGGACATCCTTCAAGCACCTTTAAAAAAAGTTGTGGCGGACCATCCGTCGACCACCCTCCACCGCCCGGGCATGCCCCGGGCATAGGACGTATTACTTGAACATGGACTCCACCCCGTTCGCTTCGACAACATCTTTAACCACTTTATCGTTCAACAATTGACCTTTCTTCAATACCAAATTTCGTACGTAGTCAAATAACTCAATCCACGAAACTCCTTCATCACCGTTATTCCAAACCAAATCAGGCTGCTCTATCTCTGAAAGCATCATGTATGGTGGTTTTTTTCCTTTCTTCATTTTTTCGGGCGTGATCAAAACCACTCGAGCTGTTTCAAGCTTTTGAGCCCCGCTGTGCGCCGCAAAATTGTGTCTGTATGAAATGCCGATATCATGAAGTTCATGATACTTTTCATCGAGTTGCTTTCTTTCTAGCTTAACAGGCCTACCATCACATCGAGAAAAGCACTTACCATAAAAAGTGAGCGAGGCAACAAACAAGCCTTTCACAATATCGTAGGACTCTCTTTCCTGACCGAAGTGGAATTCGCCATCAACTTGTGGCAATGAAGACCGAATCCTATCTATCTCTTTCATCCATACAATCGCACTTTTCAAATCCTTCTGAATAAGCGCATAGCCTGCCATTTGATCACAGATTTTTGAATCTAATACAACCCTCTTACAGGGGCGCCCCTTATATTTGTAAATTCTGTACTTTTTCCCGCTTTTTTTATCAACATAAAATTTATGACTCCATCCATCGTCCAAAGCGCCTTCTCCTTATAATTAGTCAGACAGCAATCTTAATAAGCGATCATAACCCCAAAGTTTGCTTATAAAAACCCTAACCACACACTGAGTTAAGGGTCACAAATCAAGCGCTCTGCAGTAATCCGCTTCGAACCGTTACTAAACAACCCTGTCATTCCCTCAAAGTCAGCCGCTATAGCGGCAAGGACGAGCTCGACCATGGAAAAGAAAAAACTAGGCCCGGACCATTACCGCTATGTCGATGAAATGGATCCGCAAGGCCTGGAAGTCATCTGCAAAAAGTACGTGGTTATCGGTGAAACCGAGCAGTGCTGGTACATCGTGGAGGAATTCCACAACAGCCTCTTCGGCGGCCCGCATCGTGAGTCAATGCTGAAGCAGTACCGGAAACGCGTGCTGAAGGATGGCGGCGAGCACGGTCGGCGATTCGCCTACACCGACAGGGCTCTGGCGCTGCGCTCATACAAAGCCCGCAAGTACTGGCAACTGCGTCATGCCCAATTGTCCATCGAGCGCGCCCAGGCCGCCATTGCGTATTTCGGCGACGTAAAGACCGAAAGCACCGTGCCGACTGACCGCCTGGTGATTCCCTGCGAATACATCCAGGCCATGAACTGGAGCGAATGCTGATGATGCTCAAAGCAGCAGCCATAAGCGCCTACCTCTGGGGCTTGATCTTCCTCTCTGTTGCAGCGGTGACCTCATGAGCGACCATTCAAAACTGAAAGAGCTGGCCGAACGCTGCCGAGACGAAGTCATCCGTTCGCACGGTTGGGCTGGGATGATCGAGGATGCCGGCTTGTTGCACCGTGATGAGCAGTTCCTCAAGGAGTGCTCGCCCGAGGCGGTGCTGGCGCTGATTGTCGAGAACCAACGCCTGCGCGAAGACCGCGACGGTCTACTCGAAGCAGGAGCGCACCTACTATGATCCTCGCCACCCTGTTCATGCTCCAGCACATCTACCGAGGGCCGTGGCGATGAACCATCAACCCAAAGGTGGCATGTGCGCCACTTGTGCCCACGCCCGCCGCAATTGCAGCCACCTCCCCTTCAGCACCATGCCGCCTCTTTCGAACGACGGCCAGACGGTGATCGTGCGCTGCACTGACTTCCAGCGCCGCGCCCAGCAGTAACCCCTCCCCCAACTCAACAGCCTGCCGGTGTACGGCGGGCGAGGTATTCGCATGTCTGACAAAAATATCAAAGCCATCATGGACCAGGCGCAAGTATTCGCCAGCAGTTGGTCGATGGTCGGCGGGCCGTTCGCCGCAGACGATCAGCTCGAACGCGCCAAAGAAGAAAAAGCGGAACTGAAGAAACTGGTCACCAACGCGCTTGAGGGATCGGTCAACGCCCCGCAGGACGTCGGCGAAATGATCCAGTCGCTGCTGGCATGGCACAAGCGGCAGGCGAACCAGTTGCAGCTGATCAGCGACAACGCAAAGGCGGGAGTGACGCTGCAGCTCGGCGTAGACGAACCCGTCGAAATCGCTCTGACAGAGGACATGGCCAAGGGGTTGCGGATCGGCCTCGTGCTCGCCCTCGACCGACTCGGCAAATTACCGATCAGCGTCAGTCATGACGACGATGACGACCTCGATCTGGATGAAGACGAATAACCCATCACCACCTTCTGCCGCCACGCGCGGCATGGAGCATCACAATGGCAAAAATTCTGGCCCAAATCACGGTCAAGTTGCCGCGCCTTATGGAGGCAGGCGAATACAGAAAGCTCCGCTACGTCGGCGGCAAGCCGAGTTTGCAGCAGTTGAAAAAATGGATTGAGGAAGGCGAAGTGGTAGGAGAAGTAAAAGGCGGGATGTATTTCGTGGATGTGCAGGCGGCCGTG